AAGGAAAAACTATGATACCAGAACATTTTCTAAAGAAACCGATAACTACGAGTCAAGACTTGTCTAGTGGTGCTTTAAGCTATACGACTACAATAAATCGTAATTTCGGTATAGAAGAAATAACTCTAAAATCTTCAGTAGCTATAACAGAGACAGTAACAGTTAGCAGAGACTCTAAAAGTGGTGCAAGCTATGATGCTATACTTGCAAGAGATACATTGAAAAGCGAAAGTTCGTTTGTATTCAGACCTTCCGGTGAATCTAACTTCATAAAAGGTGATGAAATTAAGATACAGTGTACTAACGCTAACACAACCGGAATAGTGTATGTAGAGTTTAAATTGCGTGAAATGTGAGGAGGGCATAATGGATAATCAAAAAGAATACGATAACTATGAAACCAAAATACAGGAATACAAACAGAAGGTAAACGCATTAGATAGGAAGAATAGTAATCTAGTAAAAGCTGGCAAACGGATAGTATCTGATCTTGAAGGGTTAGAGTTAACTAGAACCAACCTTATAGAATCCGGTGGAGATGTCCAGAAGAAGATTAATATCAAACAAAAAGAGTATGATGAGGCAGTAGTAAAACTATCTAACGTAGAATCTGCTATAAGAGAAAAGCAAGAGTGGGCAGAAGGGCAGACACAAGAAGCATACAAACTAATGGAACAAGCTATTGGTAGAAACGATGAACTCGATAAACAAATAAAGACACAACAAGTGATTAACAAAGAGCTTGCTGATGAGAAAGCTATAGTTAAAGACCAACAAAACCGACTTAATCAAAGCATAAAAGAATCAGCAGTTCTTGAGAAAACAGCTAACAAACTAACGGCTGATGTTAACATGCGACAAGAAGTGTTAGATAAAGAAAGTGCAACTATAAACAAGAAACGTGAAGAACTAGATGTTATATTAAATGTTATTGCAACAAAAGAAGCTAGGTTGAATAAAGACACTAACGCTACAACCCAGTTAAAGTCGGGGTTAGAGAAGGAACTGCTAAAATGTGATGGCAAACAAGGTGCATTAGATTTGCTTATTGAAGAATGTGAAGATAATACACAAGCAATGGTTGCAATGAAAATTAGCTTTGAAAAACAATGTTTAGCGTTGCAAGATGAAAAAGAAAAGATAGAGTTGGACAGGTTACGTGTAGAAAAGATAATAGCACAGAAGAAAATACAAAAAGAAATCGAAGCCTTAAGAAAATGAAAACTTGTATAATGTGTATATTAATGTTGTTGGTAGGGTCAGTAGTACATGCTGATTTACATGACAACATCTGGAGAGACGGAAAAGAGTATGGTGATGCTGATACTATCGAGATAGACGATGATGGCGGATACTATGTTGGTGACAATGTTGAAGAAGCGTTACAAGAGATCGGTGATGGTACGGCACTTGACGATAGATATGTTAATGTTACCGGAGATACGATGACAGGTGGACTTACTGGAACGACTATCAAGATGGATTCGTTTACAGATGGCACAGCAACGCTTACTGGTGGCAACTTAACTACTACTGGTGCAATAACAAGCAACTCTCTAACAGCAACTACTATTGTACAAGCAGAACAACTAACAACAACAGATGACCTTAACGTAGCAGATGATACTAACATAACAAGTACAGGGAAAGTGATCTTTGATGCTCCGTAAACTATTAATAACTTTAATGATATGTGGGATGGCTAGTACGGCTTGGGGTGCTACTGCTGAAGTGGCTTGGTATAAGATGAACGATGATGCTGCTAACACTACTGTTGTAGATGATGGTAGTGGGGGTAATGACGGTACAACATCAAATGGTAACACATCAACGTATAGTGCTGCTGCTGTAGCTGCCAACCTAACAAATTCTTTTTTATGGGATAACGCTTTAGATTTAGCAACTGTAACTCAAAACGCATCAATTAATGACATTTGGGATGGTGGTGGTTCTGTATCATTTTGGTTTAACCTAGTCAGTTTTGCCGATTTATCTGGGCATGCTTCACAAGCTATGGTTTTTGACAAAAGAGGTGCTGGTACAGGTTGGACTATTTATGTTTTTTCAGGTGGATTAGATATGATTGCTCTTGTGCAAGATTTTAGTAATACGGGTGGTGGTTGGTATACGGATAACACTCCTGTAGCTGCTGCTACGAAATATCATTGTGTAATGACATATGATAGTGATGCTGATACAAATGCCCCCATTATATATCTAAATACAGTTGTGCAGGATTTAGTAGAATTTAGCAATCCAGATGGAACTAGAGTTAGCGATGCAGGTTCTAATATGCTAATAGGGGATAGAGCTGGTGCAGACAGAAGTTATGATGGTAGAGTAGACGGAGTTAGATTTTTTAATGCAATATTAACTCCAACACAAATCGGGTTACTCTACAATAGTGGGGATGGTACTGAGACAGCATTAGACGATTTAAGGGCAGCTACCGCAGCTTTAACAGGTACAGCCACAGCAACTATATCTGAATCCGATATAGTAACTGGTGGCAAAACAATAATACTCACGCTTACTAACGATACATGGGTAGCAACAGTAGGTGCAGATAACGGTATCACAGATGCACTTATGGCTGGCATAACTTCAGCACAAAGCGAAGGCACAGGTTGGAACGCTGAAGTCAGAGGTAACATGGTTTATACCGATGTTACCAGAGATGATAGTACAACTGTAACAATACTACTAGGTGCAGAAGTTAGTTATGATATTACTTCACAAGAAACTATAACAGCGACTATACCAGCGACAGCGTTAACGGCAGCAGGTGAAGTAGTAGCAACGCCAACATTCACAGTAGATCCTCCTGCATATGCTGATAGTGATACTTATATGTTCGTATCATCTACTAAGCCAGACAAGCTAGACACATACATAGATGGCAACCTAAACCTACAGTTTAGTGATGATTTAGCTAATTACCAAGATGGTGAGTTAAGGACTACAGGAGCGATTTCAGGTGGTACGTTGGCGATTTCTGGTAGTACGACATTAGCAGATGTTACTGCAACAAGTGTTACGGCTACTTCAATAACTGTTACGACAATAACGATGCAAGATCTAGCAACAATACTTGCGAATGATTCAGCAAGTGGAGTGATTACGCTTGGTAGTACAGGCGGTACATGGGATAGAACGATAACCTTAGATTTTGAAGAAGAATATGCAGATGTTCGGATTACTGGCCCTAGTGTTGGTCAACTATTATTTGCGAGTGCGGTAAGAATGGCAGATGATATAGACTATGTATTTGGGAACTCATCCGATTCTGTTTTAAAATGGAATACTGCTGGTACAGACCATTTATTGATAGGTATAAATGTCGGTAGTGATGCACAGAGTGGGTTAATACATATAGAACAAAAAGGTGATGGTAGGCCTGGTGTAGGTAACTATGCAGACCCTCATTTAAGAATATTCTCTGCAGATGCTACGCAAGCTGATGATTATATAGAATCCTATCATAATCAAACTGATCCCATAATCAACTGGGGTAATGGTGATTTAACCTTCACTACAGCTAACGCTACATTCGCTATAAGTGAAGCAGACTTCACAGGTTCAGCATTAGGTGATGTAGGTTACGCTGCTATACTTGTAGGTACACCAACATTACTTGACTCAGCAGTAGCATGTCATGGTTCGATAGTTGTCGTAGAAGATGATGTTAACGATCCAACCATTGTTTTTGCTGGTAGTGATTTGGGGTTTATAAAAAATCTAAGTTGGAGTGTGGCTAGTTCTAGGTTTGAGTTTGATGATAATGTTTATGTTGATGGAACAGTTATTGGCACAGGTACGGCAGCTTTTGGTGGAGGAGCTAATGCAGTACAACTTACAGTAAAAGGTAACGCTTCACAAACGAATAAGTTGCAAGATTGGACAAATTCAGCAGATACTTCTTTAGCGTGGATAACAGCAGAAGGTAAAGTTCAAAGTAACAAAGGTGCAAGGTTAGATTCTACTGCATGGGTAGATTCACTTAGTGTGTGGACAGGTGGTGAGTTTGTGCCAGAACATTCAAATGGTACAGGTAACTATGATTTAACTGGTGGTGCATCTGAAAGTTTATTCACTCGCACAGCAGGAGATAACTTCACAGCAGCAGATATAGGTAACTTTATAAACCTAACCAGCGGTACATACAAAGGTGCTAAAGCTCGTATTACAGGTTATATAGATGCAAATAATGTTGTAGTGTTCGGGCCGGGTTGGGATGCTGACCAGACAGGAGTAACATATAAGATATATCCACCGCCAACACTTATTGTAGCAGATGAACATAATGTTGCTATGTTACTTAACTCTGATGGTAGTTTCTTTCTAGGTTCAGATTTAGGTACGGGTTGGTCAAGTAATGATGGTACTGACAGTTTGTTTAAAGTTAAGATGAAAGCTAATCTTGACGATACAGATGCCATGATGATAGATGTAGATGCTAATGGTAAGGGCGGTGTAGATGGATTACAAGTCAAATATGTTACTGGTGCTATTGCAACAGGTTCAACAATCCAATTAGTACAACTTAATTTAGATGAAAGTGCTGCTACAGGTGGGCATATAGATTGTCTTGAAATAACCACAACAGATGCTTGTGCCTCTTGTGAGAAACATGGTATACATGTTGGTGGTGGGTTTGATTCAGCTTTATTAGTAACTGGAGGGGATGCAGTTGATCCGGGGTATGGTTATGAAACTACTTCTGGTACTTCAGTAGATAGAGTAAATTCAGCAGCTCCAGGTGACGATGCTTTTATTAATGATGCAGTAGATGTAGAGTTCTTTGACAATAACGGTGATGATATACTTATAGGTTCAGATAACAAGTTTGAAGTTGTGCAGGTTATTCTGTCTGTTGTTTCAAGTAAGGATGTAGGTGCTGTATTTTATTATTCTAAGGCTGGTGGTAATTGGACTATACTAACAGGTGTAGATGATTCTACCGCAGGTCTTTCTAAGAATGGATTAGTTTCTTGGAACGCTCCTGCTGATTGGACTAAAGACGATGAAGATTTTGATGGTAACGCTATTACTGATGCTTACTATGTACTCGCTACAAGAACAAAAGGTGGTACGATACCGACTTTACCGACAGAAAGTTATTTTAAAATATACGCAGAAAAAGCTGGTGATACTGGTATGGAAATTACAGGGCAAGGTGTAGTTAAGTTGCCTTATCTTACTGGCATACCAACAAGTCCTGACAATGGATCAATGTGGATGGAGTCAGATGGTTTACATTTATATTATAGTGGAGCAGAAAAAACAGTAGCAGGAACTTAGGAGGATATTATGGCAGGAGCAAAAAAAGGTTCATGTGGGGGAACACCAAGAGTAGGCAAGAAGGGTGATCCAAAACCATCAAGAGGTGGCAGAGGTCGTGGTTTAGGCAGAAGGAAGGGGAGATAGATATGAAATATTTGGTAATAATAGTTATGGTGTTAAGTATGGCAGTATCAGCATATGGGCAAGTATCTATATCTAACACAGAGGTTATAACAGAAAAAGAAGCTATAGCTAAACCTGAAACACAGAAAGAGGTTATAGTAGATGTATTGTATATTAAACCAACAACACATCAGATAACTATGCATACAAAAGTAGTATACTACGATGCTACAAACGATGTTGTCAGAACCAAACCGGGAGCGATATACAATATAGTAGATCGTGAAGATGATCCAAGAACACCGGAAGATGAAACTTGTACTGATTTCACTGCTCTAAGCAAAGAGTTAAACGCTTTGTATACAGCGATAAAGACTAAACTATGAAAATATTAGCGATAATATTATGTATGATAATGTGTGTTTCTGCGAGTGCTATGACAGTGCCAGAAGCTATCACAGAGGTAACAGAGATATGTCCACCTACACGATATAACTGCGTTCCAGTGACAGAAGAGATGCATGAGAGACTTTACTCTATGCAGAAATCTAAGTTACAGAGTATAGCCGTTTGTAATAGCAAGTTCAGACACAGGTTTTTATTATACGATGATTTCGGTTCAACTCACGTTGTATCGACATGGACAGATAACGATAAAGACTTTTATATCGCTGATATGAACATGAAAAGAAAGAGTCTGCACCAGATACTAATGTCTATATTACCGGATTATTCTTATATAAGGTTGTATAACAGAGGTCGTGATGCAAGATATTTTAATAGAGTGCCTAGAAGCAAGGTCATAAAAGGTGAGCTATGATAAAAAAGCTATTCATGTGGCTAGGAGTTATTTGGGTGTTACTTATAGGGCATACAGCATGGATACTAAGGGATCAAATAATATGGTATTTAAAACACAACTTATAATAGTCTTGTGCATTTTATGCACAGGATGTGCTTCGACTTTAGACGTAACCTACGATGATGAGGGTCGTGTAAGTAGGATAGCAACCAGAGGTACACAGCATACTTCTATTAACGGTATACTAGAGACAGACACTAAGCAAGAGAACTTATTAGAAGGTATAATAAAGATACAGGACGCAAAGGTGGTGCAATGATGGTGAATAACAAAGCAAACGCATTTAAGATAATAGGTATAGCTATAACAATAATATTGTCTTTTACAGGGTATCTAGTAGCAACTGACTTGAATAGCCGAACTCGTGATGATTGCATAGAACAGAGTTTAAATGCCCACATCCTAACAGCTACAAAATCCTTCAACCAGTACGCAAGAGAACAGCAGACAGTTAGTACAGAAATAATGATAGCATTGAAAGGTATAACGAAAGACATACAGTATATGAAAGATAAATAAGGAGTAGATATGAATAGAGCAACTATACGGACTCGTTTTAGATCTGAAAACCCGGAAATAACCACAAGGGTAGCAGGTGATGCTATGCTTAATGGATGGATGCTAGATGGGGATAAAGATATATGTTCTATGGCTAGATGTATAGTATCTAATACACCAGAAGAAATAACTGCTGAAGCTGAAACCCAATACTATGATTTAACGTCTAATATAAGTAAGTTCTTTGATATAGACGAATATCCCGGTGGTGGTGTTTGGTATGACGATCAGCCATTAGATAAACTATCTGAAGCAGAGATGAACTATGTTCTAAGGAACTGGAGAACAGCAGATTCGGTATTAAACCCACTTAAATATTTCAGAAGAGGTAAATATTTGTGGTTAGAATACAAACCTTCTTCTGCACTTGTTATTAAAGTAAGCGTAGTATACATTTCAGATGATTTCGATGATGATACTAAAACACCCTATAACCAGTTATCTTATCTTGAACCATATCATCCGGGTATACTTAAATATCTACAATGGAAAGGCAAACAGAAACTTGGTAAAGATCAAGAAGCTAATATAGCTATGAAAGAATATTATACTTTCACACAACGTATGAAAAAAGCAGTAAGCGGTGGCCAAAATAACGCAACTTTTCTAGTTAACAGGTCAAGTGTGGGCCATTCAAAATAGGAGTATTGATGAAAAAAATAGCCTATATTTTAATATGTTTATTGTTAGTAGGGGGTAAGATCTTTGCTGAAGATGAACAGAAAGGTCTTATATACGAAATAGGTGATATGAGTGGTGGATTAAACGAAAAGACAGCACCACATTCGTTACCTAAGAATCAAGGTGATGTATGTCAGAATATCCGGTTTAATACTGAATACGGAAGTATAGCTAAAAGAGATAACCTTAACGTATATGGTCAGGTAGACACAACTAATCCTGTACTTGGTATGCATAGGTTTTATCTTAAAGATGCCAGTAAGGTACTGTTAGTCAACGTAGACGATAAGATCTATACAGGTGACGATGCTGCTGGTACGTTCACAGAGATACTTACAGTAGGCACAGCTAATCGTAGATGGCAATGGTTGACTTGGCATGATGTAGCTATAGGATGTGATGGATATAACCAACCAGTAAAATATGATGGATCAAGTGTTTCAGCTACTTATCTGGGTACTTGTTTGGCTACAGATAGTGATACTGCTGGAACTCCAAATGGTACTTATTCATATAAGGTAAGTTTCTATACTACTCCTACTGGTGACGAAGTAATATTTAATGTACCTAGTAATGAAGTTACAGTATCAAGTAAAGATATAGACCTTACTATGATACCTGTCGGGCCAGATACATTTGATGGTGAAACTGTTCTGGGTCGTAAGATATACAGAAACAAAACTGGTGGAACTACTTGGTACTTATTGAGCAATGGTACAATAGCAAATAATTCTGTAGTTATATTGACTGATCAGGATGCTGATGTAGATTTATTAGCTACTACTTATCCTACTACAAGTACGGCTGATGCAACATATACACCACCTACCGGAAGGTTTAGTATAATCAATAATGGTAAGTTATGGTTCGCAAATGATCCTTCAAGTAATCCTTCAAGAACATGGTATGGTGATACTGAAAACCATGATGTGTTTATTGATGATGATTATTGGAATGTCAGACAAGACGATGGGGATGTGATAACTTTCATTAAACAGATACTTGGTATACTTACTATAGGTAAAAACAACTCTATTTGTAAACTCTATACTGAGGGGATAGATACAGAATGGGGGCTATCCGATCCGTTTACTTTTATAGGTTGTCAAGCACCATATACTGCAAGCAACTATGCTAGGGGTATAATCTATCTAGCTAAAGATGGAATCTATTCATTTAACGGACAATATCCACAACTTATATCTGATGTTGTTACGCCAGTAATAAACGATATCAATTCAAGTGATTTTGAGAACTGTTGGGGAATATATCATAGAAACATATATTATCTATCATACTCATCAGAAGAATCAGCGATATCTTATAACAACAGGGTATTAGTATATGATTTAATAGACGATGCTTATAGTATAGATCTGCTTAACATCAACACGTTTTGTGCTTTTAATTCTGGTAGCGATTGGGGTATTTTATATTATGGTGCTTCGGATTCAGGTAACATATATTCACAGACAGTATCAGACAATAGTATCAGACATCGTAGACATAGCAATTTCACTGGGTTATGGGATGATATGAGATATCTACCTGAAGCTATTGGTGGTGATAGTGATAGTGCTGTACTGGAAATAGCAAGGACAGAAACTATAAACGAACTAGGCGGTAGTACGGAATTAATCGGTGGGATACAAACCATAAATGATTTAGTTGGGATTATCGATAGACAAGATACGCATGGTAACTATACATCACAAGCACTTAGATTAGATGTTGGTAGTTACGATAAACTTTATTGGAATGAAAGTATACCTACATCCGGTGGTGAAGCATCAATTAAACTTAGAACAAGTGATACTGGAGAACAGAATCTATTGTTAAACGATTGTTTTGAGTTCTGGGATAATAATCCTACAGTACAACCAAACGATTGGCATACACCTACAAGTGTAGCAGGTGCTGGTGCATCTTCTGGTACAACTGTATATCGTGGTAATGTTTCAGCAGCTTTAACTCCCGGTGCTACCATGACACAAGTATTTACAACTAGCGGATCAACATATAGAGGTAAATCGTTAACATTTGCTGGATGGATTAAAAGTGCATCATCAAAAGAAGAAAACGCTTATATAGAATTAGACGATGATTATAGTACATCAAGATCATACTATGGTGTTGAAAGTACGGCTTGGCGTGAAACTGAGACTACACTCGTTATCAATTCTAATGCTACTAGGGTAACAGCTAAATGTGCTGTACTAGGTGATGCTTCTGATGGTGCATTTTTTGATCAAGTATTATGTATAGAAGCAGCTACTGGAACTACAGTAAACGATTGGACAGCATGGAGTGATGCATTTACTAATTCTGCTGGCACAGATATATCCGGTGAAACTACTGGAGATTATTTACAGTATCTTATAGAGATGACAGCTACTAGCATAAACTATTCACCTACGCTGGTATCAAGAGATAACTATGTTGTCAGACTGACTTATGAAAAAGAAGGTACAGCACAGACAGATAGCGTACCGATAAAATGGCGAAGTGGTTGGTTAGATTTTGAAAAACCTATGTATACTAAATCTTTACGCAAACTGACAGTATACCATGAAGGTACTTCGGGTACGTTAACTATAACTGTAGAAAACACTTATGGCGATACAGATGTATTTGATATAGATTTGTCGGAGTATCCTGACAGGTATACAGAATACTTTACTGATGGTGCGTTTCTGGGTAGACATTTTCGTGTATCAATAGAGAACACTGATGCCTTACCTATAACTATAAAAAGGTTGGAAATTTATTATGACACTGAGCCGCTGGTTTAAGATTCTATTATGTTTTATGTTTGTCATGTCAACAACAGTATTCGCTGATGAAATGATGACAGGGTTTACTGATGATGATGTGCCTATAATAAACGAGATACTAAGAAAACTCCGTAACAAAACAAATAACTCTAGTTTGTTGGGTAGAGAACAGACAACTGATAGCGAAACAACAGTAGTATTCTCTGGTGGTGCTAACCTTAACATGGAAGGCTACAAGATAACTAATCTTGGTACACCGACAGATAACGCTGATGCTTCAACTAAACTATACGTAGATCAACATGTAGGTGGTACAGACAAACAGATACAGTTCAACGATGGTGGTACTACACTAGAAGGTGCAAGTAATTTCTATTGGTATAAAGGTACTAACGATGTTAAGTTGCAAGGTGATTCAGATAAGATATATATGGGTCTAGGTGACGATGCATACACAGAGTTTGATGGTGATTCATATAATATAGTTGCAAGTGCTACTACAGTAACAGACGATTTCACGGTTAAAAGTGGGAACTTTATGTTAGATGAGATAGGTAACTTGAAGTTAGGGGATAATACTGATAATGATATTGTGGTGACTTTTGATGGATTGTCTAATGATGGCACTATGACATGGGCAGAAGATGAAGATCAGTTATGGTTTGAAGGATGTAGTTTAGCACTTGTTGCTGAAGGGATAGTTCTAGATGATAGCTTTACTGGATATACATCGGCTATACTAGCTACTGGCGGTGGTGGTATAGATTCTACAGATGATATTACTGGTATAACCAACTCTATAGTGAATTATTTGATACCAGAACTTGGTGATATTTATGGGATAGTAAATACTATTCTTGCAATAGAGAGTGATATGGGAGGTATATACGGAACTACTAATATTATACAATTTGGATATCTCATTGATGGTGCTACTGCAACAAGTATTACAGGTTCTGGTGATGCGGTTTCGGTGATAAGTGGTAATGTTGAGCATTGGATTGAAGGTTCAAGAAGTCATGTCATTGTATCATCAGCAGAACCTAAAAATACAACTGTGGGTGGATATGTAGTGGGTGTTGTGACTTCTGCTGCTGTAACAGATGGTGTTCAACTAACCGGGGATGTGTATGGTGTAATAGCATCTTCGGGTAATGCTGGAGCAACTGTAGGTGGATCTGTTATGGGTTCATGGAGTCTGGCAACTCAATCAGGTGCTGGTTCAATAGCAGGAGATTTAGTTGGAGCATCAGCAACTACCCTACAATCATTAGGAACAACAGTAGGCAATGTATATGGGTTAAGGTCTATGATAGATCTTACAGGTATCGGTACTGTTGGTGGCAATGTATATGGCATACAAAACGAAATATCTTCTACTGACACTAGCGTTAATACTTACGGATATTACCAAAAAGAAGTAGCTAACGTAGACTACGGCATCTACCAAGACGGCACTGCACCTAACGTGTTCGGTGGTGCGATTACTGGTACAAGTATCACAGCAACATCAATCGAGTCTAGCGGTGGGAATGGTGGCATACTTGATTTGAGGTCTAATACTAACGTGACTATAGAAGTTGGTACTGATGCGGTACAGTTTACGGCACACGATATAGGTGCTATTGGTTCAGTACCAACAATGACGTTTTCTTCACCGGGGTTTGCACTGGGATCATATTATGGTGGCATGCAAGATGGACTTGTTATTATCCAAAACAACATAACACCACGAATTATATTAACTAAGGCAGATGCAAGTGAAGCTGGAACGATTCTATATGATACAACTACAGGTTATTTTTCAATAGATGACGATCTTTATCCTGCTACTACAAATTCTTATGACTTAGGTTCAAGGATGCTTAAATGGAAAGATGCTTATTTTGATGGAGTAGTATATACGGATGTTGTAACTAATACTACAACCAATACCACATTGTCTCTAACTAGCACTGGAGGGACAGCAACCAATATTATACAATTTGGTACAGGTATTATGTCAGCTAGTTCAGGGACACAAGTAGGCACACACGCTAATATGGATATTGATTGTTCGGGTACAGCAGGGTATATATGCCAATTTCTTGCTGTGGATAGAGATGGGTTTACTGGCTCAGGTATAGAGATGGCTTGTCAATGGGCAGAAAAGGGTGTTTCATTCTTCGATATTGATATGGATGGAGCAACGAGGATAGGCAAAAACCTTACCATAAATGTTAATTCTGTTGCAGGTTGGAACCCGTATATAACATTTGCAGGAGAAACCAATTCGGGTTTAATGACTTGGATGGAAGATGAGGATTATTTTAAGTTTACTGAAGGTATAGTTATAGATATAGCTAGTAGTAAACTTGAGTTTGGTACTGGTACAGTTGCAAGATGGGCAGAAACTGGGCCTACAATAACTGTAACCGAAGCTGATACAGATAACACTATGATGATAGACGGTAAAGTGTTTGTAGTAGATTCACCTGGAGAATATCTAGCTATAGGTGGCCCAGTATATCTTGGTGTTAACTTTTTAAGTTCTTCTGAGGACACGCTTGATGATAGTACGGCTAGTGCTTTTATAATATCTACTTCTATGATATCAATTTTAGATATAACAGGTACTAAATCTAGTTATGCTGCGGATAGTGTTAAACGTAATTCTGATATATATGTTCCAATGACTAATGAAGCTACTTATACAGCCGCTAATGCATGCACAGTAAACGATATCGGGGTTGCAACAGGGATGGCTCCAGAGTTTACATTAAACGCTAATGGTCAGACAATGACCTATGAGAACGATTGTTTCCTTGCATCGAGTACAGGTGCAGCTACTGAAACTGCTGGTACGCTGAATGATATAAATGCAGGGCTTAAGGTAGACATAGATGTGTCCTCTCACTCTATTACTAATGGTACACAAACTAATTATGGGTTATGGATATATCTATTAGATGGTATAGGTGCTTCAACTGATTGGGGGATATTCGATGAAACAGGAAATAATTGGCAATGTGGTGGTAATTTCTATCCTGCTACAGATGACACGTATTACATCGGAAAAACGTCATCTGCTTGGAAAGGAGTAGTATTAAAAGACACGAGTGATGGGCATTTTTACCGAATTGAAGTCACAAATGGTGCTGTAGTAGCAACAGATTTGGGAACTTAATATGATAAAAGGTACACATATAACACAGGAACATAAACTTGCTATAAGCCAAAAGTTAAAGGGTAGAAGTTTTTCTGAAGAACACAAGAAAAAAATATCTCTTTCAAAGATTGGGAAATTGCAGTCTCAAGAAACTAAAGACAAGATAAGCAAGACCAGAATTGATAGTGGGGTAGCAAGGGGTAGAAATAATCCCATGTATGGTATGCGAGGAGAGCTTGCTCCGGGATATGGTAGGACGGGAGAGAAACATTATTTATATGGTAAAAAACATACTCCCGAAACTATAGAAAAAATGCGTATTGCGGAACTTGGTAAGAAGTCTCCTGAACACAGTAAACGCATGACAGGTAAGGGGAATCCTCGTTATGGGATTAAACTATATGGGGAGAACAATTATAATTGGCGTGGTGGTAAATCATTTGAACCTTATCCCATTGGATGGAATAAAACTTTTAGAGAACAGATAAGATATCGTGATAGTTATAAGTGCCAAATATGTGGCATGCCTGAAATAGAGAATGGAAAGAAATTGTCTGCACATCATATAGACTATGATAAAGCCAACCTTGATTCTTATAACTTAGTTAGTCTTTGCCACAGATGTCATTGTAAAACCAATGGTAGAAGAAAATATTGGAAAAAATATTTTTATGATAGAACTAATAGAACCACACATGTAACAGATTTGACAGATTAAACAGGAGGAAGAAATGCGAAGAATATTGTCATTAGTAGTCATAGGATGTTTTATGATGTCAGGAATGGTCTTTGGGGCGTCAGAATGGGCAAAGGTTGATCCAGCAGGTACTAGAAATGCCAGTGACATTGATTATTATGTAGCAACAATTAACAACGAAGCGTTAGATAGGTTGTTGTCGAACTACAGGAATGGATGTGATATTTACTATATATCTGCAACATCTGTTGGGGTAGCTGTTGGTGAGGCTGTGTGTAGCGATGGATCAACAAATAAATTCAGAAAGAATACTAGTGCCTTAACATTAACATGGTCAGATATTGATGTAGGTGCAGAAACTGTTAGTACACAATACTGGGTATATATTTTAGCTGATTCAGATGCTACAACATTTACTGCAAAAATATCAGCTAATTCTTCTTCTCCACAACATGTTGGAACACATTACTACAAAAAGGTGGGTTCTTTCTACAACAATTCTTCTGGAGATATAGAATGTGGCGGTAAGATAATGATGTGGAGTGGTACTACTGCAACAATCCCTACAGGATGGGTACTTTGTGATGGTACTAATGGAACACCAGATTTAACTGATAGGTTTATATTCGCAGCAGGAAATCTTGCAGATCCGGGTGATAATTATGATGCTCCACTTACTGGAACTGGAAGTGCTATAGTACATTCATCAGGGTCAAATGCAAAAGCAGATGGTGGTGGTACTTGTACCGGACAAAATAGAAACATGATGCCATCATATTATGCGTTAGCTTATATTCAAAAACAGGGGGTTGAATAATGGGAAAATTAATTACTGTATTACTGGTATGTCTTATAGCAACACCTTGTTTCGCTGATTGGGTAGTTGTGGATAACCATGATAAGGTGGTAGCTATAACGGATAAGATGCCAAAGAAAACTGGTATGGAAAGACGAGGTGAAAGTGCATATGAGTTACCGGATAACCTAAAGAACGAAGATAAGGCTGATCTTGAGGTAAAAGGTAACAAGGTAAAGAAACGTAAACTTTCAAAAGCAGAAACTGATCTTAGAAGCTACGAAGCAGAATATGCTGCTGAAGAAGCAAGCATAGTAAGATATATAAAGAATAAAGCAATTAGAGAGATGGAGAAAAGTACACCATTTAAGTACGATCATAAAGTATAGAATAGGGGGCAATTATGGGTATATATGGAGAATTAGGAGCTGGTGTAGGTGCAGGTATTGGAAATATGATATTTCCCGGTCTGGGTGGTGTAATCGGTGGAGGATTAGGTGGAGGGGTAGGAGAAATGATAGGTGGTGGTGATGGAGGAAGTTCAGCTACCTATTCCGATGTTAATCGAGAATATACTGCTATGCCCGGTTATGCTGAAAGTGATTGGGCCAGAGGTGCGATGAAAGATAAGCTCGAAGGTTGGGGTGGTCAAGAAGGATATGGTGCTATACCACAACAATGGGATAATATATGGGATTTGTCAAAACAGCGAGTTAAGGACTATTATTGGGGGGACGAGTCCGGTGGTGGTGCAATGGATCAGATGAAATCCGATGCTGCTAAAAAGGGTCAAACAGATCAACCAGCATATCTAGCTCAACTCCGAAGAATGGGTAAAGCTGAATCAGGACAACTGTCAGATCTTGCACTTAATCAAGCCATACAAGAATCTCAGTTCGCTGAACAGGGTAGACAGAGCTGGATGAAGGAGATGGACTATATGATGGGATTAAAACCTGACTATCGTGAAACTGGAACATATGGTAGTACACAAATGGTCGGATCTGATGTAGATAATTTACGCAACCAAGAAATGGGTGGCGGTGGTTGGGAAGAGAAACTAGTCGATATACTTGGGAGAAATCCTCGTGGTAAAGCAAACATTGAAGGTGGTTATGATGATAGTGGAGCATATGATTCGTCACAAGGAGATAGAGCGAGTAAGTACGGATTCTAAACATGGAGGTGTATAATGGGTGGTATGTCACCGGAAGTATATGCGATGCTAGTAGCACGAAAACTAGCTAGAGAAGAAGAAGCAGCAGATCAACGAAAAGAGAAACGAGACTTACGCACAAGAATAGAAGAACATGCTATGAAAGCCTCTATAGATGGTAAAGAGAAACGGAGACAAGAGAAGTATGATCTTGCTAAAGAACAGCAAAAAGCAGATTATGATTTACGCAGAGAACGCATAAAAACAACCGGAACAGGTGGCGGTGGTGGAGATTTTGTCCACACAGATCCTAGAACTGGCAAAAAGAAAGTAGTAGAGATACCTACAGCAGGTGGTGATCCTGAAGCTGATTGGAAAAGTGATGTTAAGCAAAAAGCACTATACCAAGCACTAGAAGAGAAAAAACTGACAGGTAAACTATTACCTCACGAACAAGCTCTATACAATAAAGCACATAAAGACGAACTGGGTACAGTGCCAAAAGCATCAAGCATAGGTGATCCCCAAGGGTTAACACCAGAACAACAATTACAAGCTGCTCAAATAGCACGTAGGGTTGGAGGTGTTCGAGGTATGCAACATCTCATACCGATGGTATACGAACAGATGCGACAAGGTAAATCTATGGATGATATAGAAGATAATCTAAGGTATGCTAGTCAATCAAGTGAAATGACAGGAACAATGAGATCTGCTGTTCAAAATGTAGTTATGGGAGCATCTCCTACAATACAAGAAAGAACAATGGATTTTGTAGATGATGCTTTGACTAAAGGAAACTATGACGAAATAAAACAAGTACTCAAAAGAACTGTTTTGGCACAAGTACCAACAGATCAAAAAAATCAAATAGTAGGTTCAGAGAGAACTCTGGAATTTTTAAATGAAATACAAGGGGAACTAAAGATATT